ATCATATGCTTCTAGACAATTTACCCTATCATCTGCATTAAAATTATGATAGCCTTCATTAAAGAACCCAAAATGTTTAATGTGAGATTTTAGCATAAAAATAAAATTATGTGCTAAATTTTCATACAAGCACAAATTTAATTTTGTAATATCATCTTCAACAATAATATTTTTGTCTTCTTTGTCCCCGCGGGACATAAACCAGGTACCGTATACTTGCGCAGTTTTAATATAATCTTCTAAGATTGAAGGGTGCTCAATAATTAAATTACTTCTTATAAGAAAAATATAATCTGCATCTGTATTTAAAATTTCACGCAGTATGACGTTATACAGACCACCATAACTTATATAGCGATTGTATGAATGTTTATATTTAAGAGAATTACTATCGGTTGTATTATGTACACTAAAAATATAATCAACGCTAGGTAGAGACTTTTTACATTTTAAAAATGTATTTTCGTCACTTAAATTTACGATACCAACTGCAATTTTTTTACTCATAAAGTTTGTTTATATAGATCGTGTAAATACATTACAATATCATTTTTAAATTCTACATCTAGTGTATTTACAAATTCTTCTATAGCTTCATTAACATCAACAGCGGTAAAGTCAATACTTGATTCAAGAAATGTGTTTTGCTGTTCAAAATTAAAATCTGTTCGTATAGAAAAAGGTTTTAGTGTGTGTAGTTTACTGACAAATAAATTTGCTTGTTCAGGAGTTACCTGCTTGTCTACAATAAATGAAATAATATTGTTAGGTATAATTTCTTTTAATTTATTTAAGTTAATATCTCCTGATGTACATTCCGATAATTTAACTTTAAAGTGTTTTGGAGATATATTGTTTTCAATAAATTCTTCTATTTCAAGATTATTTATATTAAAAATATAACATCCGTTTATACACCCTACGTCGGCAAACGTTTGTTGATATGGACTACCAACATATAAAATTTTGCCATTTTCATATTTACGTAATTCTGTTTTATGAAAATGGCCTGTAATAATACATTTGCCTCTATCTAATATATTATTAGTAGGTATACCGTGCTGGCATACTTTATAATTATTATGGTAAAAGCTGTTGAGCTCAAAATGACCGAAAACTATATCACTATATTCAATTTTTGATATATCGGTTGCCCAAGGCACAAATGATATCTTTTTATTAAACTGTGTTATATGCTGTAGTGTATCAATTACCGTAATATTAGGCCACCCAGTTAAGATTGATGCAGAGTTGATGTCTGCTCTATCTTTATAAAAGCAATCATGGTTACCTACTGTAATAATAATGTTATAGTCTTTTAGTTTTTCAAAGAACTTTTGTGCTATAGATACGGTATGTACTGATATTTCACTTCTATCGTGAAAAATATCCCCAGGTATTACAATATCAAGTATATTTCTTTTTTTAAGCTCTATATTGAGCCAATCTGCAAATTCAAGAGCAATATTGTGCCATCGACTACTGTCTTGATGTAAACCAAGATGTATGTCTGATATAAGAGCTATTGTACTATCTTTAAATTTCATTCTTCAGTAATTGTCTGATCCTCATATGAGTATAAGCTTTTTTTATTTTTTAAAAAGTTAATATGATCTGAACCCATTATAATTTCTTCTTGATATCTTTGCAAGGTTTCATGGGCATGTTTTTCCCGTTTAATTCTATTACGGAAAGCATTAAATGCAATTTTTGTAAAGTATGAAAATGGGTTACGACCCTTAGAGTGTACATATTTTCTTGCTATTAATGCTTTCATCATACGCACTATAGCGTCTCCCACCATTTCATCTCTATATGTGTAATTAATAAAATTTGGAGCATAACTAAGTTTATGAGCAATTTTATTAATCATTAGCGCAAGTTCGTCTGATATATGTTCAGTATTATAATATCTAATAATAGCATCATCAAATTCTTGTGGTTCAACATAAAATTGAACCCGTGTAGGTTTAGGGCCTCTTTTTTTTGGTTTATCTGCTGTAATTATTACAGAAATAGATGTAATATCTTCTTTAAGAGATTTTTCTTCGTTATCATCAGACTCTTCATCTGACTCTTCTTCAGAATCGTCTGTATTAAGTTCGTATGTTTCTTCAAGAGAACTTGCATCATAACATTCTTCTTCAAATTTGGATTTCTGTTTCTTTGTACTGAATTTTTTCTGTATCATATAATTTAATTCTTTCTTTTAGGTGTTTACTACTGTATCTTAGACTGTCTGCTATATCAAAAATATACAGCATGTTTTTTAGTGGGTGCAATCTTACACCACGACCTATAGTTTGCAATATTTTAATCTTTGCTTTACCGCTAGCTGCAAAAACTATATAATGTAAATTTTTTATATTAATACCTTCTGAAAAGATTTTAGAAATAGCTACACAAATAATATTATGTTCAGTTTCCATTAAAGATCTAATTTCTTCTCGAGCTGTTACATCAACACTTCCTTGTATAAAAAATATTTTTTTTGAAGGGCATATCGCTTGTAATGCATTTAGTAACATTTCTCCATGAGTAATTCGTTCGACTACAACCAATGTGTTTTTATCCACGTTGTTGCAGATTGCAGCAATTTTTAAATTTCTTTTTTCAGAATTTATAATAAATTCAATCTCTTCGTCAAAAGCTTTTGTAGGGCTAAAAGAATTAGGTGCTGAAAATATAGGTTTACTAATATAATTAAAGTGTAATATTTGAATACAAATATTAGCTATTTGTTTATTTTCTCTCAAATCTATAGACTGTTTTTCATATAAAACAGGACCTAATTTACCAATTATATTCCATTGATCCAATAAATCAGGTGGCATTGTGCCGGTAAATCCAAATTTATGCGGGGTTTTAATTGATTTAATTATATTATTAAATTCATTCTTTTTTCTAAGTTTATGACATTCATCAACTACCAATACATCAATTTGAGTTAAATAATCAATATATTTTTCTGATTGAGATTGAAGAATTTGTAATCCTGCTATAATAATATTACAATTTAAATTTGGTGCATCATCTCCAGACCATTTTGAAATTATATCAGGATTAATTCCATATTCAATAAAATCTGTATAAGTTTGTTTAATAAGTTGTATTGTGGGTACAATAATTAAAAATTTACTATCGGGTTTATAGTGCCTGATAGTATTAAGTAATGTAGCTATAGTAAGAGTTTTGCCGGCTCCAGTAGGTAAAACGATAACCCCGCGGCCTTTTTGTAGAGCAATATTAATACTATTAGTTTGATATTCTCTAAGAGATAAATTTAAATCTTGTATTTTAAAGTTTAAAAACCCCGGGTTATATATATCTATAATTTCTTTCTGTAGAGAAATAGTATACCCTTCTAAATTTAGAAAATCAACTATAGAGCCGTATAAACCTACGTCAAATTTTCCTGCAGGTGTAATAGCATACAATCGTTTAGGTGCAAAACGGTTAGCGTGTATATTTCGTCCGTACGTCGGATTAACTACAGAAAATCTTTCTCTAATTAAAGAAAGATGCTCTGATGTAATAGTGGCTTGCTGCAGATTTTTTTCTAATTTAACAGAAAACATTAAGTTGTTTCAAGTTTATTAAGATCAATAATATTTTTAATATCGTACGTCATGTTTTTAAATATATTTTCGATCTTTTCAAGATATAAAATTATTAGTTTTAAGTCTTCAATTTCTTCATCTATTTTTTGAGTAGTTTTTTTAAAACTATCATCATTAGTAATAGATCTTTCTAAAGCAAGTGGAGAAATTTTAAGATTAGAAGATATATTACTATCATTAAGTTTAGTAATGATAGAATCTTTGCAATCTTTTTTTCTTTTCTCTAAAAGATTAATTTGCGTTTTTGCTCTAATAAGCCGAGCTACCCATTTATGTTTTAAAGCTGGCAGAGTATAAGCTACTTGAGTTACATTTAATTCATCAATATACATATCTTTTTGTAACTCTTCCATGTATTGCTCTATAATACTCATAACACTTAATAAGTATTATAATACTATAATTATAATGTAGTGCAACTTTTTTTATGAAAAATTTTAATAATCTGTTTAAACAAATAATAGAAAATAATACCGCAGGCAGCGTTTTGGGTGGGTCTGCCGGAGTATACGCAGCAGGTGACAACAGACCAATTGAACCAGCGCGCGCCGCTATTGGAGCAAAAGTTCAAAAAAATAAAAATAAAACAAAACGTAAACAACAAATGGTGTCTGTGCCTGTGCAACGAAGACCTAAAGTTGAAACAATCTTTTTAAAAGGTAAATAGATGTATGCACGATTTAGGCCATTGGACAACTACGCAAATATTTCCAGAATTACCTTTTGGGTTTGTATATCTTATTACTAATACAGTTAGTAATAAAAAATACATCGGTAAAAAATTAATGATTACAACTCTTAAAAGAAAACCACTAAAAGGAAAAACAAAAAAAAGACACGAAAAAATTGAAACAGACTGGAAAATATACACAAGCAGTTCTAATGAACTAAACAGTGATATTAAAAATATTGGCAAAGATAAATTTAAATTTGAAATTTTAAAATTTTGTAGCAGTAAGTCTGCTTTAGCATATTATGAAGCTAAAGAACAATTTGACCGAGAAGTTTTGTTAAAAGAAGACTATTATAACGGTATAATTAATTTAAGAATAGGTAAAATAAAATTATGAGTAATTTTGAAAGTAAGTGTATGTTTTGTGGATCAACTGGTTATGGTAGCGGTTGTATTTTTTCACCTCACCGTCTACATGTGCATACAGATGATCCGACACGGTGTATTTATTGCGGTATGATGGCTTACGGTAGCGGGTGTATATTTAACCCTTACACTAGAATGCATATACATGGAGCAGACGTTGGCCAGACAATAAAAGAGACTACCCGTAAGACTGTTGAATTAACTTATATAACAGACAGACTACTCGAACCTATTATTGAGGGAGAAGCGTACAGGTTACAGCTTATAGATGAAAACGGCAAACTATTACGGTCTGCAAACACTCCTTATGAACAAAATTTAATATCTCCATTAAATAGAACTTTGCATCGCCTTAAAAGGTTTATGCCTGTAGAAGCAGCTACTTTAACAGAATCTCTTAAGATTATGTCTCAAACTTCTCAAAAAAAAGAAACTATTGAACAGTATACTACAAAAATTGAATTTCAGTCTGAAGTTAAGTATATTATTAATGAATTACATAATCTCATTAGAACCCATAGTAAATTAATTTCTTCTGAATCCATAGAAGAAGCTCTTGAAGTAGCATTACTTGAAGTAATATGCTAAGCATCTATTATACTAAATACAATTTAATTCTTGTAGATGGTAATCAGTATTTTAGAGAAGCATTTCAATGCTTTTTATCATTAGTGTATAATTTATCTATTTTTAAAAAAGATGAATATAACAATATTACAATACCTACTACCGAAGAATCTGTGCAGCTTTTAACAGGGTGCTTAAACAATTATTTAAATATATACATAACTGAATGTAAAAAATTTATTAAACAAAAAAAAATATACTGCAATACGGTATTATATTTTTCTTTAAATACTATAGAGAAAAATCAAGAAATTTTTAACTATATTGATAAACAATATATATT